GAGTTTTTTTTGCGTGCGCAGGTTGGGCTATGGGGGGGCTATTGCGTCTGGATGGCCACGAAACCGCCACAATTGGCTCCTGACGCTCCCGTGGACGTTCGCCGGGCCATCGCGTCGTCCGTGACGAACGACCACGTACAGAGCCATCTGGGGAGGGTTCGATAGATGGCGCGCAAACGAGAACCCGTGGGTGTTGGGTCAACCGCCATCGTGGAGCGCACGAACGCAACGGGGCCAGCATTCGACCCGGTCGAACGTCGACGCCTCGCCGACCTCAAACCCTACGAACGGAACGCGCGCATCCACCCGCCAGCGCAGCTTGCCGACCTCCAACGGTCGATGGGCCACTACGGATGGACGATCCCCGTGCTGATCGATGAAGACAACGGCATCATTGCTGGCCACGCGCGGGTTGAAGTAGCGCTGGCCCTCGGCTACGAGGACGCTCCCGTGCTCGTTGCACGCGGTTGGGATGACGCCAAGAAGAAGGCGTACATCCTCGCCGACAATAAACTCACCGAGCGCGGCGGCTGGAACTGGGAACTCGTGTCGGCTGAACTCGTCGACATCCGAGAATTGGGCGGTGATGTGTCGCTGGCGGGCTTCGAAGAGTTCGAGTTGGCCCCGTTGCTCGATGCGGAGTGGAACAAACCCGACTCGGACGAAGCTGCCGCCGAGCTGCCCCACGGTTCGACCGACGGCCACACGATCAAGGTCACCCGCGAGCAGTACGAAGTGATCGCCCGCGCCATCGACCGGCAACGACAGGAAGACAAGCAGCCGCGCATGAGTGAAGGGCGCGCGCTCGAACTCATCGCCTCGGCAGTGTTCCCCGAATGACATTGATCCGGCCCGTGATCGTCAACTCGGATGCGTTCGAGGAGGTACTCGTCCGACATCCCGACTGGCTACCCGAACTCAACCCGCTCGTGTCGTATGCGTGCATCGGCAAGACGAACGGTTGCAGCTTCTGGCGCGCGCCGTTCCGCTCCTGGATGCTCGACTCAGGCGCATACTCGGCGTTCACCGTCGGGCACACCATCAACATTCTCGACTACATCGCCGAGTGCAAGCGGCGGCTGGCCGACCGGCGGCTCGTCGACATCATCTCGCTCGACGTGATCGGCGACTGGCGCGCGTCGTTGCGCAATACAAAGCTCATGTGGAAAGCGGGCATCGAAGCGATCCCGGTGTTCCACTACGGAGAGCCGTGGGACGTGCTGACCGGCATGGCCAAGGACTATCCGATGATCTGCATCGCCGGGTACACGATCTCTCACGCGCTGCCGTGGCGCATGGGCTACACCAGCGAATGCTTCCACCGCGTCTGGCCCGCGAAGATCCACGGGCTAGGCATGACCTCCACAGCGATCCAGATGAAGTTCCCGTTCTGGAGCGTGGACGCTTCGACGTGGACGAACCCGACCCGGTTCGGCACCTATCGGGAGTACCGCTATCAGGTCCACACCCGCAACAACGCGAGCGACCGCAACGACGGCGGGCTGCTCTACTACATCAACCTGCAACGTCGGCTTCAAGCGCAATGGAAGAACGAACTCAGTCAGTTTGCTTCGCAACCCGTCCCGGCCTAATTGGAGCCGCCCCGCCGCGCACCAGCTTCGGCCCCAACAGCAAAGGTCTGCTCACGGGCGAACGGTTCCATCACCGGGGCGACAGCTACCACGACCTGCTCTCGTCGACCGAGATGATGTTCCGGCATCTCTTCGCCGTGCCCACCAACTGGGACGTGCTGTTCCTCACCGGGAGCGGGACGCTGGCCAACGAAGCGGTGCTCTGGTCGCTCATCACGTCGGTGCGCGTTCACGAAGCGCAGTACACCTTCGCCGCCCGGCTGCAACGCCTCGCCATCGCGCACGGACGCTACTGCGCCACCTCGCCGCACGTCGCCTATGTCGGATATGAGACGGCAGAAGCGCGACTCGTGGAAGCACCAGCAGTGACTCCAGCGACGGGCGGCTTCCGATGGGCCGACATGGTGAGCGCGTTCCCCTACTACCTGCCCGACTATCAGCGGCTGCACGCTTTCACCACGGTCACCGGCAAGCAGATCGGAGCCTACCCGGGCATGAGCGTGGTCTGCGTGCGGAACGACATCTGGCGCATGTTCCGGCCACCCGGCCCGTACAGCTACCTCAACCTCGCGCGCTATCACGAGTCGGCACTCCGTCACGAGTCGCCGCACACGCCCGCAATGGCATTGCTCGGCGATCTCCGCGAGACGCTCTCCCGCTTCACCCTCGCCCGGCTCCGGGCCGATATCGACGAACGGCGGCGTATCGTCCAAGGGCTTCCCCACGCGCCCGGCACCGGGCCGGTCATCACGCTGCGCGATGTGCCCGAGGATCTCGCCCGCCGCTGGCAACTCTACTCCGGCCCGCAGGGCTATCAACTGTTTCTGTGGTCGGGCGAGACGGAGTACTACCACCAGTTCCGCAGCGAGTGGCGGTGGTCGAGATGACGACTGCCGTGGTGATGCTCAGTGGCGGGTACGACAGCGTGGCCGCTCTGGAGATGACGCTCCGTGATCGTCGGGCGGCGTGCATCTTCGTCGACTACGGCCAGCCGTATCGGCTCCAGGAGAAGCGCGCGGTCGATATCGTGGCCGAGCACTATGCCGACCATCCGCACTTCCTCGGCGTGCGCATCCTGCGCCTGGACATGCTCACCTCCGATGTGCCGGTACCCGAGTACGTGCCATTGCGGAACCTCGTGATCGCCAGCGCGGCGGCGAACGTGGCGCAGTCCATCGGCGCGTGCGAAGTGGTGACCGGCAGCAAGACCGACATCTTGCGGCCCGGCGATCCCTACTCGTTCCGTGACTCGTGCGTCCAGTTCTACCGAATGCTCGAGAAGGTGGTCTTCTTCGCGACCGAGAGCGGGATGACCGCTTTGCGCTTCGAGATGCCCATCGCCGGATGGGACAAGGTCCAGGTGCTCAAGCTACTCACCAATGCCGGGTTCGATCTCGCCTCGTTGTGGAGTTGCTACCGCGACAGCATCGAGCCATGCGGCACGTGCCATCACTGCATCGAACTCGCGCACGCAAGGGAGGCGCTCCACGCATGACATGCACCCGGCGGCTCACGTTCTGCGCTGGCCATCGCGTACTGGGCCACGAGAGCAAGTGTGCGCATCCGCACGGGCACAACTATGTCGCCGAGATAACCGCCGAGGCCGCGCTCGACAGCATAGGGCGCGTGATCGACTTCGGGGTTATCAAGGCGACGGTCGGCGCGTGGCTCGATGAGTACTGGGACCATGCGTTCCTGGTGTATGAGGCCGACCGCGACCTCATGAAGGTCTTCGACGGCCATCCTGACTGGCACGTGGCCACGCTCGACGTGAACCCGACTGCCGAGAACCTCGCCGATCTGCTGCTGTCTGTATCGAACGACCTGCTCAAGTCGTCGGATGTCCGAGTGGTCCGAGTGCGTCTGCACGAGACCGAGAACTGCTACGCCGATGCCGTACAGAATTAACGAAGTCTTCTACACGCTGCAAGGCGAAGGCGTCCGCGCCGGGACGCCGAATGTCTTCGTGCGCTTCTCGGGCTGCAACCTCGAATGCAAAGTGGAGCCGGGGCCAAAGTCGCCCGGCGGCTTCGACTGCGATACCGAGTTCATGTCGGGGCGCACGCTCACGCTCGCCGAACTCATGAGCGAGATCAACGATGCGTCCTTCACCTGCCAGTCGGTCGTACTCACAGGCGGTGAGCCAGCGCTGCAAGTCGACTCGGAGCTTGTTCATGCGCTCCACGATGCTAAGTACCACGTGGCCATTGAGACGAACGGCAGCCTCCCGATCAAGCCCCCGGTCGACTGGATCACCGTCTCGCCCAAGGTGGCCGAGCACGCGATCCGTCAGGTCGACGCCGACGAAGTCAAGTATGTGCGAGCGGCGGGGCAAGCGATCCCGCGCCCGTCATGCATGGCCGAATACAAACTCATCTCGCCAGCGTTCGAACCGGACGGCACCGTGCTACCGGAGACGTTGCGCTGGTGTATCCAACTCGTGAAGGAGAACCCGCAATGGCGGCTTTCAGTCCAGCAGCACAAAGCGTGGAAGATCAGATAGGCGGCGTGCGGCAGGAGTTCGAGAACGCGCTCCGCAACGTGCTGGCCATGTACCCGACCTCGGACGAAGTACTGCGGGCCACGCCGGGCCGCGTGATCCGCGCGCTTCAGGAGATGACAAAAGGCTATGACCGCGATCCCGCCGAGATCCTGGCCTGTCAATTCCCCGAGTCCTGCCGCGATCTCGCGCTCATCAGGAACGTTGAGTTCGTCTCCCTCTGCGAGCACCACCTTATGCCGTTCGTCGGGCACGCGCATGTTGGCTATCTGCCCGACGGCAAGGTGGTCGGCTTATCGAAACTGCCCCGGCTCGTGCAGTGCTTCGCGCAGCGGCTGCAACTCCAGGAGCGGATGACCAACGAGATCGCCAGCGCACTCCTGGAGCACGTGTCGGCGAAGGGCGCGGCGTGCGTGATCGAGGCAACGCATGGATGCCTATCCTGCCGGGGCGCGCTCCAGAAGCAGGCCGTCTTCGTTACGTCGGCGATGCTCGGCGCGTTTCGCGAGTCGGGCGATCTTCGCCGCGAGTTCTTCGCCTCTATCCAACTCAATTCGAGGATCTGATGCCGGGACCGAAACCCAAGCCAACTCATCTCAAGCTGATCCGGGGCAACCCGGGCAAGCGGCCACTCAACAACCGTGAACCCAAGCCCGTCGGCGACCTCAAAGACGCGCCCGCCAACTTCAACGACGATCTCCGCGACATCTGGAACTATGCCATCGAGCACGCCCCCGCCGGTCTCCTCAAGAAGATCGACTCGGCCATCCTCGAAGCGTGGTGTAACGCGCAGCGGCTGCACCGGCTGGCCAGCACCGAGCTTCGCCGCACGGGCGTGCTCATCCGCACGCCTAACGCCGAGATCCCGGTTCAGTCACCGTGGGTCGCCATCCTCAACAAGCAGGCGCTCATCATGATGCGCGCCACCGACCATCTGGGCTTCTCGCCCGCCACCCGTTCTCGCATCGTCACAGGCGATGTTCCGGCTGGCGGCTTCGGAGCATGGGACTCGATCACCGGATAGAACATGGCCACTCGCACGCGCACGCATCCCCATGTGGCGCTTGCCGAGGAGTACGCCCAGAACGTTGTCAAGGGCCGCGTGCCCGCTTGCCGCTGGGTGCGCCTCGCGTGTGAACGGCAACTGAGCGACCTGGAACGCTGGCGCGGCAAGGACCAGCCGTTCTTCTACGACTCGGCCGCAGCAGAGAGAGTCTGCCAGATCGTCGAACTGTTTCCGCATATCAAGGGCGTCTGGGCGTCCGAGCGCCAGAAGCTCAAGCTGCAACCGTGGCAGTGCTTCCTCATTGCGACGGTCTTCGGTTGGAAGGTCGCAGCAACGAAGCGGCGGCGTTTCAAGGTGGCCTACACGGAGGTGCCGCGCAAGAACGCCAAGTCGACGGTCACCAGTGCTATCGGCAACTACCTCGTAGCGTGCGATGCCGAGGCTGGCGCCTACGTGGTTTCCGCTGCCAACACCCGGGACCAGGCGAAGCTCGTCTTCACCGACTCGCAGATCATGGCGCGACGGGAACCGGACTTCCTGCGCAAGTTCGGAGTCGAAGTACTCGCGCACATGATCGCCGTCCCCGGCACGGCATCGAAGTACGAGGCGCTGTCTGCCGAACATTCAAACCTCGATGGTCTCAACCTGCACGCGGCACTCATCGACGAATTGCACGCGCACGATACGCGCGGGTTGTGGGACGTGCTCGAAACCGCCACCGGCTCACGCGCGCAGTCGATCATCTGGGCGATCACCACAGCCGGGGTCAACCGCGCCTCGGTCTGCTACGACCAGCGGAGCCACGTGCTCGACATCCTCGGTGGCCACGTCTCGGACGACTCCTACTTCGGCATCGTCTACACCATCGACGATGGAACCGACTACTGGGACGAGGCGACGTGGGCGCTGGCCAACCCGAACTGGGACGTGTCGATCTACCCGGAGACGATCCGCTCGGAAGCCAAGCGCGCGCAGCACATGCCGAGTGCGCAGAACAACTTCCTCTGCCGCCATCTCGACATCTGGGTCAACGCGGATGTGGCGTGGCTCCCGGCTGGCTCGTGGGACCGCTGCGTGGACAAGACGCTCGACATCGAAGACTTCGCGCATGAGTCCTGCTACATCGGCGTTGATCTTGCCCGGCGCTCGGACATCACGGCGCTCATGATCGTCTTCCCGCCCAAGGGCACGCGCGAGTCGTGGGCGGTCTTCGGTCGCTACTACCTGCCCGAGCAGACCATCTCGCGTCCCGAGAACGCGCACTTCCAGGGCTGGGAGATCGCTGGCCGCTTGATCTCGACGCCCGGCATCATCACCGACTTCGACTACATCATTAACGACCTGGACGATCTCGCCGCGCGCTTCAACGTTCAGGAGATCGCCTTCGATCCGCACGATGCCTCGCCGATATACAACGCGCTCGAAAAGCGGATGCCGCGCGTGAAGAAGGTTGACGTGAAGCAGTCACCGTCCAATATGTCGCCCGCAATGGTCGAGATGGAAGGACTCGTCCTCGGCAAGAAGATCCGGCACGATGGCGATCCCGTGCTCGGCTGGATGGTCTCGAATGTTCGCTGCCGCCGTGGCTTCGGCGATCTCATTCAACCCGAGAAGGAGAGCGAGAACAAGAAGATCGACGGCGTGACCGCAACCCTCATGTGCATTAACCGCGCACTGCGCCGGGACCAGCCCACGGTCGCGCGCGCAACGTTTATCTCGATGGAGGACTGATGTTCACAGGCATCATGCAACGCATCGGCGCTACTTGGGCGCGCGTCGTTCGCCGCTTCACCAGTTCAGCCGGAACCAACATTGTGGAAAGCACAGTCCCGGGACTGATGCCGGGCGATCCGACCTCGGCGCTCCAGTCAACGGCAGTGTGGGCGTGCGTGCGCTTGGTCTCCCAGGCGATCTCGGCGCTGCCGGGAAGCATCTTCGAGGAGACTCCGGACGGCAAGCTCAAAGCGATCCGTCACCCGTATTACCGGCTGCTGACACTCGCGCCAAACCCGCTCATGACTATGGTGCAGTTGCGGCAAACGAGTGTCATGCATCTGATGCTCTACGGCAACGCCTACTGGGTGCCCGAGATGCTCGAAGGCGAAGTCATCGCGTTGTGGCCAGTGCCGCCCGAGCGCGTGCGCATCAAGCAAATGGGCAACCTGTACCGCTACATCGTCACCGATGCGGCTGGCCAGCAACGCGAGTACGGCCCGCTCGAACTGCTCCACTTCCGTATCTTTAGCCTGGACGGCATCACGGGGCTGTCGCCCATCGAGTTCCATCGCGCAACGTTCGATATGGAAGGCGCATCCCGCGCCTATTCGCTCAACCTCATGCTCAACAGCGGGCGTCCGACGGGCGTGCTCGAATATGCGGGCAACCTGGACAAAGACCAGAAGGAAGACATCCGCAATATCTGGAAGCAGGTTCACGCCGGGCCGCAGAACGTCGGCAACATCGTGGTGCTCGAAGGCGGGACGAAGTATCAGGGGCTGGCGCTGCCGCCCGAGCAGATGGAGTTCATCGCTCAACTCAAGTTCTCGGTCGAACAGATCGCGAGGATCTATGGCGTGCCGCCCCACCTGATCGGAGCAATGGACAAGCCGACCTATGCGTCGGTCGAACAGCAGGCGCTGGAGTTCGTGCAGTACACCTTGCAACCCATCGTTACGGCCATGGAGCGCTCCATTCAGACCGTACTGCTCGACGGCCTGTTCTTCTACAAGCTCAACCTTGCCGCGTTCGAGAGGAGCGACATCAAGACGCGCTATGCGGCGTATGCCACGGGACGCCAGTGGGGCTGGCTCTCGGTCAACGACATCTGCGAGATGGAGGACCGGAACCGTATCGGACCAAAGGGCGATATCTACCTTCAACCGCTCAACATGACCCCCGCCACCGAGACCCAACAGGAGTTGATAGATGCCACAACTGGAATACAAAGCGTTCCCGCTGCTTGACTTCAAGAGTGAAGAGGCCGGTCGGTTCAGCGGATATGCCGCTGCCTACTCGAAGGACGTATACGGTGACCGCATCGCGCCCGGTGCGTTCGCCAAGACCATCAAGCGGTCGAAGGGTAAGATCCCGATCCATTACAACCACAACGACGCGATCCCGCTGGGCTTCTCGTCCGAGTTGGTCGAAGACGCGAAAGGTCTCTACATCGACGGACTGCTCTCGCTGGAGTCGACGAACGGCAAGGACATCTACGCGCTGCTGCAAACCGCGCACAAAGTCGGCTTCAAGATGGGCCTGAGTATCGGGTTCATCACCGAGGACGCCGACTACGACGAGCAGGAAGGCCGGTTGCTCAAGAGCATCGACCTCTGGGAAACGTCGATCACACCGTATCCGGCCAACCGGGCCGCGCGCATTGACGGGTTCAAGTCGATGCGCAATTACGAGGTACTCCTGCGGGATGCCGGGGTATCGCGGGAAGGGGCCAAGCGCGCACTCGTGTGCCTGGAACCTTTCCTCTTGGCCGAAACCGAGCGGGACGCCCGGCACCTACGGCAACTCAGTCAGACTCGCGCATTGCGCGAGGCAGTAGGAGTCTGAACATGGAGAACCCGCAGACCGTAGATCCCGAGATCGCCAACGAGATCAAGTCGATCCTCACTGGCTTCGAGACGAAGATGGGCGGCAAGTTCGTAACGCAGGACGACGCCGTGAACTTCAGGAAGGAAGTCGAAGGCAAGCTCACCGCTCTGGCCGAACTTAAGGCCGAATGCGTGGCGGCGATCGATACGCGCGCCAAGGAAGAACGGAGCGCGATGGAGCGCTTCGTCAAGCAGTCGACCGCGCATGGCGGGCCGGGCATCCTCGCGCCCACCGACGCGGAGATCAAGTCGCTCGGTTCGCGCTTCGCCGATACGCCCGAGTTCAAAGCGTGGGCGGCATCGAAGGACTCGCGCGGTCGTCTCAACGTCACGATCACGGGGCGTATCCGCGAAGGGAAGGCCGCGGGAACGATCACCACGCCGTCATCCGGCTACCCGGTCACCGCGCTCCGGGTTGGCCACATTGAACAACCCACGCTGCCGCTCGGCGTGCGCGATCTGCTCACCGTCGTCTCGCTGTCGGCTCCTACGAACTCCATTGAGTACGTGATCCCGACGTGGGAATATGCCGCCGACTATCAACTGCTCGAAGGCGACAAGAAGGCGCAGGGCAACGTTACCTACGTGGACAAGACCGCTGGCGTGAAGACGCTGGCTTGGTACGTGAAGATGTCCCGGCAGATGCTCGCCGACGTGCCCTACTTCGCTTCGACCGTCGACAGCCAGTTGCTCTACGGTCTCGCCAAGAAGGAAGACCACGAGCTGCTTCACGGCGACGGGTTGGCTGGCCACATCCACGGGCTGCTCCCGCAAGCGTCCACGCTCGCCGCTGACTTGCTGGCCGACATTATCTACTCGGCAGACCAAGTGCTCGCCGCCATCGCTTATCTTCGTTCGCTGGCCTTCCAGCCGACCGCCATCGTAATGAACCCGATGGACTGGGCAGCGATGCAGATCCAGAAGACGAGCCAAGGCGTCTACATCCTCGGCGGGCCTCCCGCTGCCAGTGCCGCAACAACGTTGTGGGGCTTGCCCGTGCTGCCTAATTACGAGATGACCGCCGGGACGTTCCTGGTGGGCGACTTCCCGGCCAACGCCGTGCTGTTCGACCGCGAGTCGCCGTCCGTCGACGTGGCCACCGAGAACGAGGACGACTTCGTGCGCAACCTCGTCACGATGCGCTGTGAGGAACGCATTGCCTTCGCGGTGTATCGTCCGACCGCGTTTGTCAAAGGGGTGATCCCGCCGGTCGTCGTCCTCGGCGCGTCGGCTCCTCAGCGCGAAGTGAGGAAGAAGGAATAGCCTTGACCGTCGTTGTCTTCCGCATTGAGTACAAGCACGGCCCGGTGAACTACCGGGCCGGGCAACTCACGCACTTGCCCGACGCCGAAGCAACGGCCCTCGCCGAGAAAGGGGTGGTGGAGATCCGCCATCCCCACCTGTTCACCGAGACGAAGGGAGAAGGCAACCCATGATCCATGTACGCCTGTTCCTGCTGCTACTGGCGGTCGTCGCCTTCGCGCTGGCCGCGTTCGGCGTAACGTCGCGAGTCAACCTGATCGCCGTCGGACTGTTCTGCTGGGCGCTCTCGCTCATTCTCGTATGAGTCCTCCGCGCGTTCCATATCACGGGCCGGTGGTCACGGGCGCACAAGACCAGGACAACTTCGTGCGCAACCTGATAACGCTGTACTACCCGTACACCGATCTGTGGCCAGACGGCCCGCCCGTGTCGAGCCACAGAGTTTCAACCTCGGTTGAAGCGCTGCCGCCCATCCTCGCGCTCGACCGGATCAAGCTCCACTGCCACGTGGAACTCGACCAGACCGCCGAGGACGATCTGTTGCTCGGCATGGAGATGGCCGCGCGTCTCCACGTGCAGCGCACGCTGCGCGCCTCTATCGATCCCACGGTGGGCGAGAACGTCAAGCAAGCCATGTACCTGCTCATCGCGCACTGGTACCGAAACCGCGAAGCGGTGATCGTCGGCACCATCACGGCGGCGCTGCCGCTCGGCTTCATGGCCCTCCTGATGCCCGAGCGCGACTATTCAGGAGACTACTGATGCCCGCCGAACTCAATGCGGGCGCGCTCGACCGGCGCGTGACACTGCTGCGTCCGGTCTACAACGAGCATGAGGACGAGATCGCCTCGTGGGAGATCGTCGGCGAATGCTGGGCCAGCGTGGCTCCCAAGAGTGGCAAGGAGGACGACGGAGCCGGGCGCACCATCTCGGTGGCCACGATCCCCATCCTCATCCGCTATCGCACGGACATTGACGCGCGCTGGCGCATCCGCGACCGCGAGCAGGAATACGAAGTCAAGTCGAAGCTCGACATCCTGCGGCGGCACGTGCAACTCGAACTCACCTGTGAGGAGGTTCTATGAAGAAGACACCCGGCGAGAGCATGTGCATCGCCCTACTGGATCATCCCGCCCAGCGGCGGTTCGATATCACGCTGGAACGCAAGGCGGCGGGTCCGATCCTCGGCGCACCCGGCACATATGAAACCGTGCCCGCTGTGGTGCCCGGGCCAAACCTCGCGCTGCGGCTGCGTTCGCTCATCCCGCAGGGGCGCACTGCTGGCGGCGGCATCACGTACCTCCGCGAAACTTCGATCACCTCCAGCCCCATCACGCCGGTAGCGCCGGGCGCGGCCAAGCCGCTGCTCGACATGACTTACGAGTCGCAGCAGAAGCCGGTCGTCTCGATCCCCGGCTATCTCAAAGCATCAACTCAGATGTGGGACGACTTCCCGATGCTCTCAAGCTGGATCGACGCGCGCCTCTATTACGCGCTGGCGCTGGGCGAGGAGAAGGAGCTTCTCAACGGCACGGGCGTGTTGCCGCATCTCGAAGGGTTTATGGCCGTGGCCATTGCGGCAACGACCGTCGCTGGCGCTGGTGGCGCGGCGGTGCTTGATAACGTATCGGCGGGCATGGCCGCTGTGTACGGTCGCTCGTATGTACCGGACGGCATCGTATTGAACCCCGCCGACTGGGGCAAGGTGGCCACGGCGAAAGCGTCGGCGGGCGGGTCGTACCTGTTCTCCGATCCGTCCACGATGCAACGCGCGCCGATGCTGTGGGGCACGCCCGTTGTGCTCTCGCCCGCCATGACCGTCGGCAGCTATCTCGTCGGACAGTTCGCGCCCTACTCGCAGATCTTCGACCGCGAGGACGCAGCCATCGAGATCGCCGCGCAGAACGTCGACGACTTCGTTAAGAACCTGCTCACCGTGCGGATCGAGGAACGGTTGGCGCTGGCCATCTACCAGCCCGGTGCTTTTTCGAAAGGAACCTTCACCCCATGAGCGTTACGCTGTTCGCTGTCCCGCCAGAAATACAGCCGGTGTTCGATGCGCTGGCCGCGCTGCTCGTGGCGCACCCGGATCTTGCCAACGTCAATTCCTACGCAACCGTTGATACGAACGGTAAGAGCTACGGCATCACGGTTATCGACAAGTGGGGCAACCAGCAGACCTTCACCCAGCGCATTCAGTCGGGCAAGGTCTTTCTCGAACCGTTGAGTTCATCTCTCGGCCCCGGCGGCACCCAGCAGTTCGTGGCCACCACGCTCGACGCAACGGGCCAGCCCGTGCCAGCGACCGTCAACTGGACTTTACAGGCGGGCGCGGTCGGCACTGTGGTGGCTGGACTCTACACGGCACCGGCCACGGTCGCCTCATCCAGTGCCGACTACGTCACGGCGCAGGACGCCAGCGGCAACTCGGCCACTGCTTCGATCCAGGTGCATCCATAAATGGCCACGAAGATCAAGCGCAGTATCAAGGTCTCGACCCGCACAAAGGTCTTCAAGGTCGAAGGCGTACCCGACATCATGAAGACGCTTCGTGCCATCGCGTCGACACTCGGCGGCGAACAGGCAACGGCATTCACCGCGCGCATCAGCGAAGCGTGCCTCAAGCCCGCCATCATGATCCGGGACGATGCTATTGCGAAAGCCCCCGAAGTGTCGGGCAGGCTAAAAGCCAGCATCTATGCGGCGGTGCTCGAAGGCCACGTCGGCGCGGTGGTGGGCACGCGCAAGTGCTACTACGCGCCGTGGGTCGAGTACGGCACCGAGCACAACACGAAGAAGCCTTTCATGCGCCCGGCGCTCAAGGCCATGCGTCCCAAGTTCGCACCGCTCCTGGCCGCTGACCTCACGCAGATCATTTCCGATGTAGCGGCAGCAAACGCGAAGCACCCGGCGGTGGCCGCATGAGCGCCATCTTCGAGGATGTTCTGCGCGCGCTGCTGGTCGGCACCGATGTCGCCGGCACTCGCGTGTTCCTCATGCGCGCACCGCAGAAACCCGCCGGGCAGCAGTCGACGCCGTACCTCGTCTTCGCGCCCGTCGCATCCGCGCCACGTCATACGCAGATCGGTCCGATCAGTATGCAGGACGTGGACTATCAGATCGACATCTTCGATCCGTCGCAGTCGCGCGCGCTCGGCATCGCCGATACGTTGCGACGGAAGCTGGTCGGCGTCCGTGGGGTCTTCGCGGGCGTGCGCATCGGCGGCATCTTCAACCACTCGCATACTGTCGGCTTCGAGCCGCAACCCGATCTTCAGCATGTGATCGTGACCTTCACGATCCTCTTTGAGTTCTTGCCCGAGTTCGAGAACTTCACCCATCAACCCCGACAACCTATCGCAACCCAACGGAGAACCACGCTATGAGCGCTGCTGCCCTTGCCATTCCCCCTTCTATCGTGCCGCTTGAGCCGAGCACTGATCCAGCCATCGCGGCATATGGGACTAAGATCCAGGTGCTGTCGAAAGCATCGCCGGAGGAGTATACGACTATCGCCGGTATGGGCGACCTGACCGGCCCCAACGTCACGCTCGGTGAAATTGAAACGACGAGCCACTCGACCGGCATCCCGCACAAAACCTTCATGCCGACCTTGATCGACGATGGCGACTTGAGCTTCCCTTGCTATTTCAACCCGTCGGATCCGACGCACTCGCTCTACTCGCCTTTCGGCCTGGAGAACCTGCTACAGAACCGCGCGGTGACCAAGTTCCAACTCATCAATACGGACCCGGCACAGCGCACGCGGCAGTTCCGTGGGTTCGTCAAGCAACTCAACGAGACCTATCCGGTGCAGGGCATCTGCACGAAGGCGACCACCATCCGCATCTCGGGCATCCCGACGGACGTACTCGCCGCCGTGACGCTGGTGCCGGTCGACAACCTCACCGAGACCGCTGCCGGTGGCGCTAAGACCATCGCCGTGACTTCGACCAGTACGCAAGCGTGGAGTGCCGCATCGGACGCGCCCTCATGGCTTACGATCACCGCTCCGCTCACGCCGACCGTGGGCGATGGGACGGTCAATTACACCGTTGCCGCCAGCGTGGCTCCGCAGCCCGCGCGCACTGGCCATATCACCATCGGTGATCGAACGTTCACCGTCACGCAAGCGGCGGGAGTCTAACGCATGGTGGCTCAGATAGGTGCCAGCGAGCCGGTACGCTTTGAACTCAACGGCACGGAGTACCGGCTCCGCTTCACACTGGGGGCGCTCAAGGCGCTCTCCCAGGAACACAAGATCGAGGTCATGAAAGGCGGTCCCGACATGATCGATGCGATCCGCGATCCCGCCAAGCTCGCGCTCATCCTGTACCACGGGCTGCTAACGCACCACCCGGAGATCACGCCCGCATGGGTCGAGCAGAACTTCGACTCGGGCATGTTCGCCGACATGGTGCCGCTCGTGGCCACAGCCATCAGCGGGAGACAAGTCCCAAACGTCGACCGGCCCGGCAACAGCAAAGCGAATGGAGTTGGCTTGTTGTCTGGGCCGTCGGACGCTACGACCTCGGACTCTCCGAGCGAGACCTCTGGGATCTGACCCTCGAAGAGTTCGAGGCGCTCATTGACCGACACCTGGAGCACGAGCGGTTCAGTGAATACTGTGCCGCTCTCCCCGCCTGGCTCAACTACTCGATCAGCCGTTCCGAGAAAGCCCCCGTGCATGGCGTCGAGTTCTTCATGTTCCAGTACCGCGCCCGCCAGGAGATGCGCATGGCCACGAACGCACCCGGTCCCGGTCCCGCATTGCCTGCCGCACCCGGCCCGCGTCCGGGCGTGCGATATGCGCTGCCCGGCGAGTGCCCGCCATCCAACCGTCCCGCCGGTACGAATGACGATGTAATGCAGCGCTTCGATCTCTACGCGCAACGTCACAAGGGAGCATCATAATGGCCGCTGATCTCGGCGATCTCATCGCGCGCATTCTACTCGATAACAAAGAGTTCAACGACGCCTTAAAAGAGGTCGAGAAGCAAAGCGAGGAGACCTCCACGAAGGCGGGCGGCTTCCTGTCGGGCATCGGTGATGCGCTCGGCGGCATTGCCGAGACCGCTATGGGCGTAGCGGCGGGCTTCAAGCTCCAGGAAATTATCGACTGGGCGCAGAACCTCGCGCCCGCCATGCTCGAAGCCGCCGCCAAGACCGACCACCTCGCCCAAGCGTTCCGCGCCATCGCCGGTCCCACCGAGGAGACCGGCAAACTATTCGACGACCTCTCGAACCTGGAGTTCCATTCCCTCTTCGACTTCGAGGACACGCTCGGCCCGGCGGCCAAGAACATGCTCGATCTCGGCGTCTCGACCGAGCAGACCGGCAAGACCATGACCGCGCTGGTCGATGCCGCGTCCGGGATGAAGAAGGGGCCTGAGTGGATCACCGCAGTCAGCGGGGCTATCGCCGAGATGCAGACGCACATGGTCGCTTCGGCGAAGGACATGAAGGCGCTGGAGAGGGAAGGTGTCAGCGCGTGGAGCGCACTCGCCGCCAAGATCGGGACCGACGTGCCGACCGCAATGGAGAAGGTCAAAGCGGGACTCGTCTCCGCGCAGACCGTCGCCGAGGCGGTCACCGACGATATGGCCAAGCGCTGGAAGGGCGCGGGCGACGAGTCGCTGGCTGGCTGGGAAGGCGCGATGCACGTTATGGACGAGGCGACCGAGGAGGTCATGGTCGCCCTCGGCAAGTCCATCGGCGAGATGATAATTGCGATCAAGCCGCTGATCGACATCGCCGTTAAAGCCATCCTCGACTTTGCGAAAGCGTGGGAGGAGACGCAAGGCCCGGTCCAGTGGATCACCGAACATTGGCCCGCCATCAAAGCGGTCTGGGCCGAACTGTCCGACTTCCTCGGCCACGTCTTCGAATACCCGCTCAAGCGGTGGGAGAACGACTGGAACGCGATCAAGGCGATCTTCGCCACCGTCTTCGAGTACATCGGCAAAGCCATCGGCGTCTTCACGCAAGGCATGTCCACGCTGTTCGGTTGGATCAGTACCGCCGTTTCGAAGATCCCCGGCGTGACCGACGAGATGAAGAAGCTCTCGTCGATCTGGGACGAGCAGAACGTCAAGATCGCTGCCAACAAAGCCGCGCTCGACGAACGCAAGAAGGCGCAGGATGCGTCCACGGCGGCAGACACGAAGGCACGCAACGAAGCCAAGGCGCGCGAGGCGCAGGACGTGGCCAATGCGAACGCCGCCAAGAAGCTCGCCGAGGAGCGCAAGAAGGCCGATACCGAACTGCTGGCGTTCTCGAAGCGATGGGTGGACTCGGACAAGGCGTTCCAGGCCAGCCAGAAAAAGAACGAGGACGTCTTTACGAAGGCGTACTACGAGATGAAGAAGGCGGCGGTGGAGACCGTCGAGATCATCGTCCCGTTGTGGGATCGCATGGGCGCAGTCTCGGGGCCGGTGGCCAAACGGTTCTCCGAGTCGAAGATCGCGCTGGAGAAGCTCGGCGTCACTTCGACCTCGGTGCTCACGCAAGCGGTGGCCAGCGCGCAGCAGTTCGCCGACACCGTGCGCGTGTCGTTCGAGCACGGGGAGCGCAGCGCATCCGACTATGGCGCGGCTCTGGCCAAGCTCAAAGAGGCGCAGGATGCGCTCAAGGCGCACACCGAGCGTGATCTCGTCAATGCGATGAAGACGCTGGGCACCGTGGTCGGCAGCGATCTGGTGAAAGCCGCCGACGATATGCTCGCGGCCTACAAGCAACTCGAAGCCACCACCGACGTGCCCGAGGATCTGTATCCGGCATGGCAGGCCGTACTGGCAGCGCAGAAGAAGGTGGCCGACCACGCCAGCGCGGAACTGACCGACGCCTATCACCGCATGGGTGAACAGACCCGCGCGGAACTCGATGCAGTCGCCGCGCAGTCGAAGAAGGACTACGAAACGATAGCCCGGGACGCGGGCGTCGGCACCGAAGCGGAACTCCGCGCGCGCATCAAGATGCTGGAGGACTCGAAGAAGGAGCACGAAGCCCACAACGAGAAGTGGACGAAGGAGGACCAGCGGCGGCTCGACCAAGCCGAGAAGCAGCTTGAGGAGCATACCAAGAAGCAGAAGAACGTCTGGGCCGAGTACTTCAAGTACATCGAGGACCGGGCGAAGGCGTTCAAGAACGACGTGCTCGACGCCGTCTGGGATCGGCTGTTCGGACCCGACCAGAACGCGGGCCTCAAGAAGCAGGAGCAGGAACTCGTTGACTCGCTGGCCGAGCGCGCGTCCGAGTGGGATCAGTATGTCGCCGACAACGCCGACCAGATGGCCGAGTTGGCCACAAACTACGAGATCGCAATGGCGGGCCTCGCCGATGAGACGCAGAGTGCGCTCGACGAAGCCGCGAAGAAGTATGACGACTACGCCGCCGAAGTGGTCGGCAACATTGAGGACATCAAGAAGAAGCACGCCGAGGCCGAGGCCGAGCAGGTGCAGTCGGCCCGGGACGCGCTCGACGATAAGACGCAGGACTACGAAGAGTATGCGCGGGACGTGGCGCAGAACATCGAAGACATTCAGGTCAAGTACGAGAAGCAACTGGAGGAGGAGACCGAGAAGCTCCGGGACGAACTGGCCGACCGCACGCAGTCGTATAAGGACTTCGTCGACGATGCCAACAAAGACCTGCAACGGCTCGGCCAGGACACGGCTACCAACATTGAGGACGAGACCAAGGACACCGCCGATAACATCGCCGAGCGCCAGCGCGACTACAACCGCTATGCCGAAGACACCGCCACGAAGATCGCCGCCGTCCGCGCCAAGAACAAGGGCGTCTACTCGCAGGAGGAAGCCGACCTGGAGACGTCACTCAAGCGCAAGGGCGAGGATCTGCAGTTCTACATCACCGAGCAGAACGACAAGCTCGCGCGCTACACCCGGGACCAGAAGCTCCGGCAGGAGCGCGAGGAGTCCGACCTGCACGAGTCGCTCAACCGCAAGGGGCGCGACTTCGATGAGTACCTGAAGGAGAACGCTAAGGACCAGGACGCGGCGGTCCAGCACTACGCCGACGGGATCGCGACGGAGACCGGCAAGCAGCTGGAGGGGCTGGCCAAGAAGAAGGCCGACTATGACGAGTTCGTGGTCGAGACCGAAAAGAAGATCCTGAAGATCCAGACCTCCCATGCGACGGCGCAGGATGCGGAGATCCTCAAGCAGCAAGAGGCGCTGGCGCAGAAGAAGCTGGACTATGACCAGCACGTGATCGACATCACGAAGAAGTCAGCCGAGCAAGCCGCCGCGCTCAAGGCCGACTATCAGCAGGGCACCACCGACCTCCAGACCGAACTCGGCAACCAGCGCATCGAGTACGACAAGTTCGTTGCCGACATCACCGGGCCGGGCGGCAAGCTCGAAACGCTCAAGAGCCAGCACACCTCGATCTGGACCGACATCGGCGCGCTGGCCACAGGCGCGCTCAACGACATCGGCAAGTCGCTGCTCCATCTGGCCAGCGATGAAGTCATCGGCGTGCTCACGGGCAAGACGAAGGGACTCAAGGGCGTCTGGGACGACATCAAGAGCGCGGTCGATGCCGTCGGCGACTCGGCCAAGAAGATCGACATCCCGGGCGGCGGTGGCGGTGGCAGCGTGCCCGGTGGTGGCGGCGGCAGCGATATCCCCAGCATTCCAGGCGGCGGTGGCGGTGGCGCGGCTGAGGGCATCATGGGCTTCCTGTCGGGCGGGCTGCTGGGCAACATCCTCAGCGCGGGCCAGCTTGTATCGAGCGTGATCCTGAATATTCAGATCGCCAAGCTCGAGGGCACCATGAACCAAGTCGAGCGGAACACCGCCGGGTCCATGCTGTTGCTCGGGAGCCGGGCCGACGGCGGCATCCTCGGCGTGTCGTTCCGCATCTTCGAGGAACTCGCCTACGGCACGCTGGTGAAAGCGATGGAGAAGCACCGGGACCAGTTCTACGACTGGACCGGCTTTGTCAACCCGATCTTCGAAACGATCCGCAACAACGTAATGGACTCGTACCCGGTGCTCGTGGACATTCGGACCATCCTCGGCGACATGCGCACGCTGGCCACGAACCTACAGACCGACGTGCGCTCGAACGCCGAGACGCTGAAGGCGATAAACGTCTCCATCGTGGCCCAAGGCATCACGACCGCAGAAGCCGCGCGCGCACTCGGTGACCAGATAGCCACGAACCTCTCCCGCCAGATGGTGCCGGTCGCATGAATGCCCTTATCTATCTGAACGGCGCGGACGTGACCTCGGCGTGTCGACTCCAGGAAACGCGCATCAACTATGACTCCTCGCGCCGGATCACCACCGCGTCGCTCACCATCATGGGCCAGTCGTTCTCGCGGATCGCGCGCTACGACGCCGCGCATTATGACCTGGACGTGTACGGCGTCGACATCGGAGACCTGTACCTCTGCACCATCGTGGACGGACGCGACGGCACCACCAAATTATTCGAGGGCCGCATCTTCTCGATGTCCATGCAGCAGTCCGACGCTGTCGGCTTCGAAGTCTTCTACAAGGTCGAACTCAACGACCACGCCAGCGCGCTCGACCGTTCCGTGTGCTGGGGCGGCTTCAACCTCACGCTGCCAGCGTCCGACAAGCAGATCATCCAGCGGCTGCTCGGACACTTCTGCCCGCAGATCGACTCTGCCTCAGATGTAGCCGAAGTCATCCCGGTCATCCAGTACTACGACTGGAAGAATAAGACCGCGCGCCAGGTGCTCGATGATATGACGGGGCTGGCTGGCGCGGAGTGGAACGTCGACTTCGACGCGGTGCTTCACTACCGGCTGGCCAGCGAAGCGCCTCAAGCGCCGTTCCGGCTGTCGACCTCTCCCGATCTCGTGGACTCGTTCCCGGTCAGGGTGCAGAACTTCAAGCGCGACTTCTCGAACCCCATCAACAAGTGCTACGTGCGCGGCGTGGCCGTCGATCCCGTCGGCGGGACGTTCGTCGAAGCCGAGTATGCCGACCCGGTCTCTATTGAGAAGTACGGCGAACTACAAGCCGCCGTGATCGACGAGCAGATCACGAACGGATGGGACGCGGCGATGAGAGCCAAGAGCGTGGTGCTCAAGTATGCCAACCCCATCGAGTCGGGTAGCTTCACGATCTGGGCGCAGGACGGGCTGAAGCTCGGCCAGCAGGTCTGGATCGACGAAGAGGGGCTGGGCGTCAAGGGCTGGTACGTCATCCGGTCGCTCTCGATGTCTTGGTTCTCCAAGACGGAAGTGCAATACGACGCGCAGTTCGGCGCGTCCCAGCCAGACCTGGAGACGTTGCTGCGCGTGCTCGATCAGCGCAGCCGCTGGAAGACCACGAACCTCCCGCCGAGCTTGCCCGCCGCTGGCTCGATCACGGACGCGAACATTCAGGTGCCGCCCGGCCTGAGCGCATCCAGCATCGGTACGGTCAACGCGGGCAGCATCGTCGGGCAGATCAACGCTGGCCAAATTGGATCGGTCAACGCGGCCAGCATCGCTGGCTCGATCACCTCGAACCAGATCGGCAGCGTGCAGGCTACGACCATTCAGGGCGCTATCCAAGCCGGGCAGATCGGCTCGGTCAACGCAACGACCATTAACGGCGTCATCATCTCATCGCAACTGGCCAACCAGATCATCGACGATCTGGCCAAGTACGCCGACGCGCTGCGCCCGATCCAGATAGTGAAGATCGGCGATCCGTGGCCACCGGCGCAAGCGTTCCCGAATGACAACTTCCCGCCGAACTCGTTCTTCTACTACGAGCCGGACGGCAACTTCTACCAGATGAATGCCAACGGCACCACGTGGGCCATCAACAACAACCCGAAAGCCTCGGTGATGAGCTTCTACCAGATCGGCCGGATCTCGGCGAACTCGATCACCGGCCTGATCCTCGCCGCGCAGATCCAGACGATCACCGCCGGGCAGATCACGGGCATCATTCAGGCCGCGCAGATCGGCTCGGTCAACGCCTCGGCCATTGCTGGCTCGATCAACTCGACGCAGATCGGCTCAGTCAACGCTTCGGCGATCCAAGGCAGCATCTCAGCCGCGCAGATCGCCAGCGTGAACGCGACCGCCATCACCGGGTCGATCTCAGCGGGCCAGATCGGAACGATCAATGCCGCAACGATCACCATAGGGTTGATCTCCGACGGGCAGATCGGAACGATCAGCGGAAGCAAGCTCATTGTCGGGACAGTCACGACCGACAAGCTCAGTACCACTTCGCTGGACGTGGGCGGGGGCGCATCGAAGCCGGGCGTGCTCAAGGTTTGGGACGGTACGTCAGTCATCGGTGAGATCGGTCTGATGACCGGCTCCGTCTATGGCGGCTGGTTCAAGGTCTTCGGCGCGGGCGGCACGAGCTACGCTACCGCCAACGTCTACACAAACACCTCGGGCAGTCTGTTCATCCGCAATGCCGACCTCTTGATAACGTCGGCGAGCAGCGGCAACATTGCCACGAGTCCAACGACCACCGACTCCACCTACACGTCGATAGCCTTGAAGGTCACGAAGGGTAGTGAGGTCGCCTCGCTGGTCTCGCGCGGCTTGATCTTCTATGACACTACGAAGATCGGCTCGCTGGTGCGGTCCCCGAATGGCGCATACCTTGAGT